CGGGACCAGGTTATACTGGAATTCAAACAAAGCCACTTCCACGTTCCGATACTTCCGCATCTGAAACGCCCACGCCGCAAACCGATAGTAATTCACCCCGCCGTTGGCGGTCGGAATCATCGCGATGCGGAATGGTTTAGACAAGAGCTTTTGCCAGGTACGTGTCTTTGGCTTTGTTCACGGCTTCGGGATTTCGTGTACTTGAAATCGTGCCTTCTACCATGCGGTAATAACACAGAGGCGACTTCACATAAGCGAATTTGTAGCCCTTTAAATGACAGTCCCAAATAAATTTCCAGTCGTCTATTCCCAGCTTCGAGAACTCGTCACTGGAATACTGAACGTTCAGCGTTACGCCTTTCCGGTAAGCCAGCGTGGAATGGCAAATATAGTGCGTCTTATCTTTAAGTGACCGTTCCCGGCTGAACGGTTCAGGCGCAAACCGCTTCTCCATGTTCCCCATGGAATCCATCGTCACAAACCCGCCGTATACAAGGTCAGGCTTCTTCATCTCAAAACACGCCAGCGTGTCTTTGGCACGGTTATGCGTCGCCTTGTCATCCGCGTCACAGACTAGGAGGATGTCCGCTTTGGCTTCTTTGTTGCCGATGTTCCGAGCTTCGGAACGTCCCACATTCCGTTCCAAGTCCACAAGAACGATCCTTTTGTCTTCCTTCGCCATGCCCTGAATAATCTCTTTCGTATGGTCCGTGGAGCCGTCATTAACCACCACCACCTCTATTTGTTTGATGGATTGATCTAAACACGACTGGACTGTTTCAGCTACCCACGCCTGCACGTTATAAGCTGGAATGATGAACGATACTCTGGGTTTCATGAAACGACCTCCAACAGTTGTCTGGGACGCACCGAATCAAACTTCTCGATGAACTTCCTAGGGTCAACCTGCGACTTGTAGTAGTTCTGGGCTTTCAGGTTAAACGGCTGGACCCGCGCATCCATGATCTTGTCAATGATCTCGTTCTTGAAGTCTTTGTGGCCTACCGCCATGTCCACGTACCCGCAGAAAGGAGCCTGCACGTTTGAGACCACATACCGCCCATTCAACAAGAACCGGCGCATCCCTTCATCCACGCAGGGGCTTTCATGGAAACTCAAAAGAAGCAAGTATTCCGTGATGTTCGCCTGGTTGAACATCGCATCCAGGAAGTCTACTTTGATATGCGGAATGGCCTTCGGAATGTCCAGTAAAATAGGCTTATACGCCTTATCCGCGTCAATTAAGACGCGGAAACTATCCGGCAGAGTAGATTCCAGATCGTCCACCTCTGACGGGAGAGGGACAACCTCGGCTTTAATACCCAAATCCTCCAGACGTTTCTGAGTAGCGATATCACAGGTCCAGTGGTGAGTAATTTCAACATTCGCAAGCCGAATCGTTTCTCTGGCCGTCTTGTAAGCCACGTCATAAAGACAGTCCACGTCCCACGGAAGCCAGTAATTCACCTTGACCGCATCTGATTTAATGCCCGTAAACCGAATATCCGGCCCATAGCCAAGATTGAACGCCAACCTGTACTTGATCGGGTCTTCCCCGGACGGTTTTAAAATGTCCGCATTAACCATCTTTGCCAAATGCAAGGCTTTAACGAAATGACGGGAAGAACTGATTACGGCGTCTCGATCTGGGGTACTGTGCTTCGCTTTAACCTTCCGGATCGTTTCCTGCCGGTCTTTGCCCCAGCCCGTAAACGAAATGGACTCTCGATTTGGGAGTTCCGTGACAAAACCAGACCCTTCGACATACGACGGGTTACACCCCTGCTCCACAGCCGTCAGGAAATAGTCCCAGTCCTGAGCCGCCGTAAGCGTTTCGTCCCACCGGGGAGCTTTTTCTCGCTTGATCGGCGACATCGAACAGATAAAGTTCCCGCATTGAAGCGAATAGGGGTCGAACTGCTCGGAAGGATACCCCCCGGCATTGCCAACGAATTCGTATCCCGTATACACAAAGTCACACCCTGTCGCGTTAAACTCGTCTACCCACCTGGCAGCGGTATCCGGCTTAATAAAACAGTCCGCGTCCCAGAAAACCACATACTTCCCCACAGCAACGTCCAGACCCGCGTTCCTGGCCTTACATGCCCCGCCATGCTCGATCTGGATAAGTTTCGCCTTCTTAAACGAAGACGCCACGTCCCAGAGTTCCTGATCTACGCCGTCAAAGACGCAGATCACCTCAAAGTCCTTTAACGACTGGTCAAAAAGGCTCCCCAGACACTGCTCGAAAACAGCAGGGCTTTTCTTATAGACAGGGACAACGAACGAAACGACGGGTTCTTTAGACATTATTGGCAATTCCCAAAGCCAGTAGTTGACTGCGTGCTTACCCCAACAGACACCCACGCGCCCGCTAAGACGCCCGTTGATACACATACGGGCACTTTCGTGCAATCGGAACAATGCAATATCTGGCCTGTCGTATCAGGAACAAGAGTCTCAATAGAGGCTACCGGCAACGAATACAACTGGAATGGACTGTCCGTTTTTGAATACCCGATGTTGTTCGGCTGGCTCACGCAATGACCAACAACGGGNAANAAAACAACAAGACCTGCGAGGATGATTAGTTTTCTCATGTTATTCTCCTTATCCTGTNACTTGCGAATTCANCANNGCGGCAATATCCGCCGTCAATGCGGGTCTGTTAGTCGCTATCGTCTGCAAATACGCCGTGATCGTCGCCGCCGTTGTCCCTACCTTGAAAACAGGGTATAGATACGGAAGCGTGTGTTCCCCATCAAAAATGGAAATCTCAAAGAACAGGTTCGTCCCGTCCGTCGAAATACTCAACACTTTCACAATGTAAGTCGATGCCATAAAACCTCCTTAAACAACCGTTAGTTTCTTCGTATACGCCTCAAACCGTTCCCGATACTGCGTTATCACGCCGGGAACAGGATTGTCTGTCTTCGTAAATTCAAACTCGCCAAACCGCGTCGGCCCGGATTCCAAGCTCACGCGGGGGTGATGCACGGCAATTTCGTCAATAGACCTGTCATCCACCACCGGATGCTGTGTTTTCAGGCATAGTTTCATCTTCTCGTATCGACGTTTGTAGGGCTTTAATTCGCAGTAATGGTTGAGCTTAATTCCAGAATCTTTAACCTCAAATGGATACTTTGCAAAATCAGTCCCGTGATGATAATGTGCGTTACCAGTAATATCAGGATGATAAAAGTCTTCATTGACAGACCCATACCCGCCCCAGTATTCCAGCCCGAAGTTCTTCATGTGGATGTTCTTCCACTTGTCGCATCGGCCTTTGGTAATGACTGTCTGGAAGTCGCCCGCGAAAGAGATCACGTTCGTCCACCATGCTTGAGAAGCAGGTAGCTGATCAGGCCACTCCACGATCAGCATGTCCGGGTGAAGAAAAAAGCAGGCGTCTCCTTCCGACTCAGCGATACAGGCATTAAAAGCGTTGTCGTACGCCTTCATGTCATGCGGGTCAAAAGCGAACTCTTTGTCCAGGAGAACCTTGATGTTGGAATGCTCCTTCTGCAAATCCTGCAAAAGCTCAATAGACCCGTCATCAGAAGTAGGGTCAACGGCATACACAAAATCATGCACGTAGGAAATCGCCGCCTTGATCGAGTAGCCGACCCATGGAGCTTCGTTCCGTAGTGGGGCAATTACGCTAATACGGGGATTTTCCATTTTTCCTTGAATTTCCTATGGCAAGCCGTCTGCCCTTCTCTGTTAAACGTATCGAGCGATACCATGCAACATACCTGGTTCCCGCGCGGACGACGGAATAGGCGGTGCTTGTCCTCTAAAATGGGATCGTATGCCTCAACGGGTTTCATGGCATCCGGGTATTTCCCGTAGAACTCAGGCGGTTTGGAGTGTTTCACAAGAATGTCGGATGTCACGCCAACCTTCCCGGACCGGAGGCAAAGGTCGGTGTCGTAGTAAAACAACTGGTCAAAGTTCTTCTCGTCAAATGACTCCTTCTCAAAAAACGACTGACGAACAAACATCAGCATTCCGTCAATAACACGGACAGGCACATACCGTTTTCGTTCGCCCATGATACGCACATGAGTTTCGCCCTCATGGTTCCCGCAGATCAACCCCTCCGAATAGTCCGATCCGGAATCAAAATACCCGCCGCCGTTGTAAACTCTGCTTCCCACCACGCCTAAGATGTCCATGTCAAACTCGGTAAAAAGTTCTTCGGCTATCCTGTCCCAGTCGGGAGACAGGAACTCCACGTCGTCCTCAACAAAACACACAATGTCGCTTTCCCCTCGCTTGAACAGGCGGTTGTACGTCTGAGCGCAATAGGGCATGTGTTCCGTGTCCAGTTCGCTTAAAGCGTTGATCTTCCCGTAAGCCGTCGACAGGGCCGAAGCGATCATGCGTTCGTATAAGGACGTATGCTGAATCCGCGTGACAAGCGAAATCGTCATTTCGTTGCTTCCATGTTTAAACTGATCTGTTCACCCATAATGTTATCTCTGTGTTCAGACGCATCTTTAACACAAAACGGAAAATGCTTAACACGCTTAATATCCGAAAACCCAGTATCATTTAACAGTTTCGATAAAGTAGCGCAGGTAAAGTTAATGTAGTGATAGTTGAGCGGGTGCGCCTGATCACCCCAAATCAAATACTGAACCCACGTAACCAGTCCGATCTTGTTGTAAAGTCTTACGCACGCTTCGAAATCAGGGACTGATAAATAGAGGGTCCCGCCCGGCCTCAAAACCCTAAACCATTCCTTTAAAACTGATGGTGTTTCCATATGACTGAAATGCTCCAAAACGTTTGAACTGTAAATATCCTCAACCGCTCCATCCCCACAAAAAGACAAGTCTTTAACATTAGCGACAATGTCCGTATTCGGGCCGGGTCGCAAGTCAACCGTCTTAAACCCCTGAATACGACCGTCTAAATGCCCTTCCCCTGCCCCGCCTAAATTCAGACTGAGCGGCTCCACAAGCGTTCCCTTAGGAGGTGAAATAACCTGTGGAGCCGCGTTCGTCATGCGACTAACTCCAAAACTTTTAATTTATGAGGACATGGTGTTCCATAACGAATTGCCCAATTGCAATTCATACAGAGAATCTGATAACCCTCTTGCGGAAAACCACGTTTAATTAAGTCGAAATAAACGTTTGACTTAACTCTTTCACGGTGCTGTTTTCCATCTCCATTTATATGGTCTAGTGTTAAAAAACGAATCTCCGCCTCTCCGCAACAAAGACAAAATCCTCCATAAGCGTTTATGACTTTTCTTTTAAGTTCCTGATTAGCCATTTTCGCCTTCCGTCTCTTTTCATCCTTCCTGAACTTTACCGAATAGTATTCTTTCATGTACTTCTTTCTTTCTAACTTTGAATTCTTCCGCCTACCGTATTCTTTAATCTTGCCCGGATTGTCCTTGCTCCATTGGTTAGCGTATTCTCGACAATGGTCTTTATTTTCCTGATACCATCGTTTTCTGTATTCGCAAAATTTTTCCTTATCCATAAATTGTGCTCGGGGATGCCGAAGCAGAGCCCCGAGACTTTTAACTAAGAGTTAGCTAACCTCAAAGTTTCTCTGCAACCCACAATATACGGCCTGCACTAATGTTTAATGCGACTGAAGCGCCGTAAACTTTGAAGGTAATGGGTGTGAACTGGTCGAACGTATCGGATTTATCCGGACCGCGTGAGATCATCATCTTCACAGCACCATCGAGGCTAGTAAACCCGAAAGCCTGTTGACCGAAGACGAATACCCCGCAGACTGAATGAGCCGCAGACGCATAGCGCGGAGCCATGGACGAATCCACAAACCGCACCTTTTCAACCATTCCCACTTCTCCCACGTACATCGTCTGACCCTGCCGACCGTATTGGTTCCAGATCGCCCATGTCGGGTCTTTCCGCAGGCTGTGTAGGGCATTGGGATGCCCGTAGCCCACGAAATAACCGTCCGCGTAAGGCCGTGCATTTAACGACCTTAACTTCGTTGCCACGCGTCGGGTCGAATTAACCGACAACTGCGCCGAAANGGAAGGCGCGGNNGCGTNAATAGCCGANAGGAACGTNGTCGAAGTNGCGAACA